ACGGCGGGTTATTAGCTATATAATATATATTCTTTCTTATATAATAAAAGTTCCAGTGGAAATGAAGGTGTCTGTCTGTCTCCGAAGTAGTGAAAAACTTTAATAATAATAATCTTAAAGTGGTACTGTGGCAGTACGCACTATCTTTAAAGAAAACGAGACCGATACAGGTTGGATAGTCTACAGGCCCGAATGGTATAATGATAGAATAATGGAGACGTACATTTCTTCTCCAGTTATAGATAAACAAAATGATAAGATCCCAACAGAGACGATCAAAGAGTCTATGGATTTTTATATGAAGTATGGAGTATATTCATACAGACATGAAGAACAACCAATAGGACTTCCTTTAGCATATAAGGTTAAAGAAGGTAAAGTTAAAGTTAGAGTAGGGATCCATGATAAGTTATCCATGCATAATAAAGTATGGAAGGAGATTCAAGAATTTGGCTCAAATGGAGCCAGTAGTATTAGGGGTGAAGCGATGGATCAGGAGAAGGTTTGTGATGAAGATAGTTGCCACAATCAAATTAACGAACTAGATCTTTGGTCTGTATCTTGGGTAGGAGATAATCCTGCTAACCCCGAAGCTACTGTAAGACAAGTTGCAATGGCCAAAGCTAAATCAGATACAGTTCAAGTGACTTTAGACCAAGTAGAAAACATGGTAGAGAAGATCATAGAACGTAGAGGCAAGGAATATTGTTTGCTTGGTAAGAAGGACCGAAAGGTGTTGGGTTGCCATGACACTAGGGCTGGAGCTGTAAGGCAGGAAAGGGCCATACAAGCCCGTAGATACAGCAAATCAAACGAGTTACTTGATGATATACTTAAAACATTAAAGAAATCAGGTAGATTTGTAAACAAAGCAGAAACAATGACAACAGTTAAAACAGAATCACTTAAGAAATCAAATGATATTCTTAATGATATAATGCGAATGATAAAGTTCGGTACGTTTATTACTAAAAAGAAAACACCAGGTAAAGTATGGTTTGATAATTGCAGAGCTAATGTAAGAAGGATTGAAAGATTGCCAGGACGAGAGCCAGTAAGAGATGAGAGGGCTTTTTGTTCTGAGTTATGGTATAATCCAGGTAGGTTTGATCAAACTTACAAGAAACCAGGAGGCGGAACAGGTAGAACTTCAGGTATGCAATTTAGGTTAGATATGGGAACTTCAGCAGGACCAAGTGGTCTAAAAGGCTGATTCCGAAATTAAAAAAGTCTTTATATATTATTGTCTCCACATAACAGCTATGTCCAGTTGCACATGCGGAACGCATAAATCGGAGGAATCCGAACCAGTAGAGGAGATTAAAGAAGCTCCAGAAGCTGTAGAAGCGTTAGAAGAACCAGTTAGAGAAGAAGATCTAAATAAGGAAGAAGAACTTACCAAGGATCTAGAACAAACACTCGGTAAACTCAAGGAAGTAATGGCTTATTTGGCAGAGATGGCCGAAGGCGAAGCTAAAGCAGAAGAAGAACCTGCAGCCGAAGAGGAAGAAGAGGAAGAAGAAGAGGAAGAAGCAGAAGAAGAAAAATCTGAAGAACCTAAAGAAAAAGAAGACACATTGGAGAAATCCTTGGCTACTTTGAAAAAATACGGATTTAACGTATACTCAGGATCCAAGAATACACCAGCTCCAAAAACTATTGAGACTCCTAAAGCAAAATACAATTTCGATGATCTTGTAACCAAGTCATGGGAAGAATTAGAAGCACTAGAGAGAGGTAACTAAACATGGAAATGGAAGAATATATAAACGCCTACTATGGCGGAACACTAGGCATAGCAAAACGATACGGCATAGAGAAAGGTGATTTAGATTTTACTACATCTAACGTTGCAGGAGCTTTCAATGTTGTATACGGCGCAAAAGTTTACAATCAGTTAAACACCAAGTCTGAAGTAGCAAAGCTATTGAAGAAAGAACCTTGGACACAATCAGGTTGGAGAGTTATGACAACTCGTCCAGTAGATGACGGTGGTAACGCAGATTACGCAGCAGGAACCGCAGAAGGCGGAGCTTTCGGCGACACAACTGCACCAACTTTAGTAGAAATTAATGCTACATTAAAAGAAGTTGTAACACCTTACGAAATTTCAACCAAAGCAGAATTATTATCTGATGCAGATGATGGTTTGAAAGGTTTGGCTGCATTCATGAGAAAAGAAATGGGAGATGCCCACGTCTTTGGTATGGATGAAATGTTATTAGCAACAGCAGAAACTGTAGCTGGAAACAATTTAGAATCTATTGATCGTGTCACAATGAGTGACGCTGCAGCTAACGCAACACTTTCAGCTAGAGCAGATATTGATATGTACACAACTATTGACAGATCAGCAGCAAGTTGGGCAGATGCAACAGTTTCACACAACAGTGGATCTGATAGGGCACTTACAACTGCAATGCTAGATACAATAATTGAAGGTGCAATGACTAATGGTGCAAACTATAATGATTTGATTATATTGACAGGTCATGACACATACATGAACTTACAACAGCTATTAACCAAAGGTGGAGATGGTGGTGCAGCTACTATCCTACGATACGATGCTGCACAAGGTGGAGCAGGTAGCGTTAATGGAGTTCTTGGAGAATCAGGTCTTAACTACGACAGCAGAGTTGGATCTTACAATGGTATACCAATTTTCGTTTCACAACACGTAGCAAAAGATACAGTATCAAGAATACACTTGTTGGACTTGCCACAACTTGCATTAAGAGTTGCAGCACCAACAACTTATGTAGCTAACGACAACTTAGCAGTAACCCAATCATTAACCAAGCAATTTGCATTGATTAGTGCAATGGAATTGATTACTTACAAGTTTAACACCAGCGGTAGTATCAGAGACTTAAACGCTTAGAGTGATTGGAGGTCTTAGAATATGGTCAAGATCATCAATCATGGGCTTAAGCCTCTTACTAGGAGGATTGGCACTGGGGCGAATGTCACGTTCTATCCAGGTGAAGAACTTGAGATCACAGATGAAGCACTCATTGCAGAACTCCGTAGTCGCAAAACAGTTGGAAGCTTACAGATTAAGGATCCCGTCGGCAAAAAGAACGTTGGCGGGGGGCTTAAGACTGGGAGCAGAAAGCCTAAATCTGGGGGCAAAGCTACTAGAGCCAAGCCCAAAAAAGAAGTAAAGTCAAAGGCAAAGCCTAAAAAGCCCAAAGGACTTAAGAAGTCTAAGAGGGCAGACTAATGGCAGCGACAGTAGTAAGAACGACATTAAGACTCGATCAGACACGTAACGCAGCTTCTTTTGCTAATACAGAGACAGCAGTCGGAGGATCCGAAACTACGGTTTTAGAAAAATTCGACTGTGCTTTGTTTAACAGATATGCAATCCAGATCTTTAACAGTGATGGATCTACAGCAGGAGTTGCTAAGGTTTATGGATCATTAAAAGACAGTCCAGGATCCGAAGGTGGATCTGATTGGACACAAGTTGGAGATGATATAAGCGTAGGAACTAGCAGTAATGCACTTAAGGCAATATCAACAACAGCACTCAGACATTTATGTGTAAGGGCAACTGGTAACGGTGCTGATCTTACAGTAATTGTTTATGGGGAGCAAGTTTAGTGAATGGCTTCTCCTATATACTCTGAAATTGTCTTCGTAAGTGAGGTGGCCTAATGGGCGTAGTTACATGGGATGGTTCAGCATCTACAGATTACGGAACGGCAGCAAACTGGGATTCAGGTGTAGTTCCTTCTGCAAGTAGCAACGTAGTAATCCCAGATACATCAAGTATCAATAATTGTATTTTAGATACAGCAAGAACAGTCAATTCTTTTAGGATTGATGCTAACGGTACTTTTGATGGGGATGGTAATTTACTTACTGTTGACTCAGAAGGTGATGCCACAACTGGAGCTTCTGAAGATTATGCTGTAAATATAGATGGTATAATCGCAGGAACAGATACAGATATTCAAATAACAACACCAGCAACTACTAAGATAGATTTAGCAGCAACGTCTGGAAGTATTAGACATTTAACTATTAATCATGCAAGTTGCGTTGCTCAAATGTATTCTGATGTTTCATTGTCAGGAAATCTTACAATAACAGCAGGACAACTAACAACAGGAGTTGGAGGTTATGGTTACAGTAATCTTACAGTAACAGGAACTACAGTAGTAAGTGGGACATTAACTTGTAATTCTTCAACAATAAGTTTAGGTGCAACTATAACTGGAAATGCTTATGGATTAAATGTAGCAAGTGGAGGAACTTTTACAGGAGGTACAGGGGCTAATCATTATTTGGGTCCGTGTAATCTTCAATCATCTACAACTTTAACAACAGGGACAACAACAATAGCAACATCGGCTTATAGTGATAATAGGGCAATATGGCTTGATACAAGTATTACTTGTCCAACAGATTCTATTTTAAAGTTTACAGGAACAGAAGAGCAAAATATTGCAGAATCTGGTTCCGACACAGCTGCAAGAACTTTAGCAAAAGTAGTAGTAGATAAAGCTTCAAATAAAGTATCTTTTGTTTCAGGCAATCCTATTGCTATGACTTGTCAGGAGCTTACAATAACTTCAGGAGAGTTTGATACTGGACCAGATGATGTAGCACTTACAGTAACAGGAGATGTAAGTGTAACAGGAACACTTACTGGTAATGCTTCAGCAATTAGTATGGGAAGTCTTACAATCAACAGTGGAGGAACATATGCAGCAACAAGCGGAACTACTACTATCAAAAGTGAAACGTCAGGAGGTTCAACGTATGTAAATGATGGAACGTTTACACACAATAATGGAACGTTATTACTTCACGCAGATATTCCAGACACGCAGGTATATGCGGGTAGCAGTTCGTTATACAATTTAACATCTTCAACTGGAAATAATGTATGGTTAAAAGAAAATATAACTATTGCTAACGACTTGACTGTAACATCAGGCACTTTTGGTTCGGGTGGTGGAAATGATAAAGCAATAACGGTAACGGGCGATGTAAGTATAACTGGAGGCGAGTTGGGTAATGGTAGTGAAACAGGAGCTTATTCATTTGGTTCACTTACAATAGCAAGTGGAGCAACGTACAGTGCAACAAGCGGAACTACTACTATTACTGCTAAAACAAGTGACAATTATGGAATTAAAGGCGGAGGAACTTTTACACATAACAATGGAGAAGTTAAAGTTACAGGTAATGCTTTTAGGTTTCCA